CTAGTAAGTTAGTACTTACTTACTTAATGTGGATACAATCTGAATTCCAGATCCAAAAATTCTATTATATTCGTTTTCCATATTAAGGTTTGGAATAGCCTCAGAGATAACTGCGGTGGAATTAAGAGTAATGTCACTAAGTGAATATGGCATATATGGGGCTAATGCTACGCCAACACCTTTATCAGTTTGTTGAATTACAATTGCAGCAGGATCTTTAAGATTCCATCCATGTCCAGCTGGTTCTACTTTCGCTATTAATTCTTCACCATTAATTAATTTAAATACTTTAATCATATTATTCCTCTATATCAAGTTTGTGATTTTTACATATATTAAAAGATACTGCATAACGGTATCCATCAAATTTAGTCTTTCTAACTCTATGCATAGTATTACCTTCAAAAATTATCAATAAACCATTTGTTATTGGTACTTCTCTCCATATAGTATCTCCACATAAAAATTCTATATTAGGACAATTTTCTGGAGCATTCAAATAAAAACAACCAGACCATAAAGAAGGATAATGAGTATGTTCTGTAGCAAAATCATCAGAACTATATTTAAGTCCCCACATTGATACAATTTCAAAGTCGTCTATATTAATGTGAGAAGTATTACCATATTTATTTAAGGATGCTTGGTACACTGCATTTTGTACATAAACACAAAGCTGGTCGAATCCTTTTTCTTTAGAAACATCCCAGCTTGTCATTAATGCTTTAGCATGTGTTTTATGATTTTGTTGATCTTCAGAGCTATCAATAAAATTTATAATATCAGATGACATATATGGATCATCTATCATTACCTTATAAAGATAAGGTGATATGTAACTCATAATTTATTCTTCTATAAGTTGTTCAATAAAATTTGCTGCTTCGTTTTGATCGTGAAAATATTGCATAATAATTTTATCCATATCATATACATGTTGCATAAAAACTAAAATTTGTTTATTCTTATACACGGATACCTTGAGCATCCAATTCCCTCTGCGAACCAGAAAGAAAGATATTAGGTTTGGTGTTAGTTTTGCTTTCATCATAACAAATATTTAGGGAGAGTCGAAACTCTCCCTACTTGCTATGATTACTTAATCTTACCTACTTTGTAAGTTCTGAATGTTTTAATTCCTTCAGCCAAATCAAAGATAGTATTCTTAAAGAGTTTCAGCAGCTTTATCATAAGCATCCTCCTGCAATAATTCTTTACCCTTGCGAGACTTTACTTGAATCTTCTTTGGTTTCTTTTCTTCTGGAATCAAACGCTCCAAGAAGATCTTAAGCATACCATTGAACATCTCAGCGTCTTTAACTTCGATGTGGTCATCGATAGCAAAGGCACGAGTGAAAGCACGATTAGCGATTCCACGGAACAAGAAGTTATCTGGAGTATCGTCAGCTTTAATGTTACCACGAACAACTAACTTACCATCTTCCATCTCGATATCAATGTCTTGCTGACCAAAACCAGCTACAGCCAACTCAATGGTGTAATGATTTTCATCATGCTTGATGATGTTGTATGGTGGATAGTTTGGAATGTTCTTGGTAAAGTCTTCATGCATCTTATGCATGCGAGCCATTGGCTCTTCGAATCCAACAAAGAAACGATCAAAGTCCTTGAATCCTGGACCAAATAATGCTAAGTTTGTCATATCAATCTCCTTATTGTTTAGCAAATGCTTTTTTAGCATCGAATGTGTAAGCTGAAAGACCAAGAGACGTATAAAAGTCTACATGTGCTTTAGCAACAATCTTTGCAAAAGAAGACTGGGCTTCAATAAATTGATTGAGTGGCTTTTTTAGTTCTTCGTTTTTGACGCAGGTCTCAACGAATTTAGATTTGATTCCTTGGAAAGAATCGATGGCTGTGTTAATGTTATTCAACATTGTTTTGCTCCTATTAAGCGAGTTAGAAAAACTCTCAAGCAATTCCCCGAAGGCAAATTGATGAGAGCCGTATTAAAATGCTGGTTACGATTCCAGCGACATCGTGCGTCATGTCCGCTTTATAACGCTTCGTTTCTTAGCGGTCCTAAGGTGAAGCCAATTCTATTTATACTGTAGCGTCAGTAGCTGCAGGTGTTGCGTCAGCTAGTGCTTGTGCTTGTGGGTCACCTTGTTGTTTGATTTTGCCAATCAATGTAACAACTTCCTCAAAGGGATGCTTGCCCAATACACGCAATACAGTGTTTACTTCTTCGATACTCAACTCAAGTTTGATAATCATTTATTTCTCCAAAATTAATGTAAAATTATTTAGTGACAATTTTCTTGCCAATGTTATATTTAGGAACTAATTCCCAATCTTCTTTCTCTTTATATGCCACAATTTTAATCTGTGACAAAGAGACCTTTTGTTCTGCCTTTGTATTATCTATAATCTTTAGCAGACCCCAATCTTGCAATAATCCTGTAACAGTATTTCTGCGCTCAATGTCATTAGATGTTATGTTAGATTCTTTTCCATCTAAAGCAAATAGTTCTTTAAAGTGAACGATGAAGTACCTACCTTGCTTATGCAAGATATGGCAAGATTGATATAACTTGTTTTCTTTTCTAGAAGCAATACCAATACGTGTTAGAGTCTCACGAATCTTTAAGAAGTTATCTGGTTCTGGCAAGATAACTTCAAGCATAGAGTCAGGATTCCAGTCGTAATAAATCAATTCGACAGTCATTATTTTCCACCTTT